AGAGGATATTGGAGAAAAGTTTACGATACTTGTTAACAAGGCATCAACGATAGTCGCTCACAGAGAAAATAGCTTGATTTTTGACAGAAATTCTAACACTGTCTTACTGAGTCTTAGAGAGAGAACAAAGTTAGTGTTTTACTACAACTTTTTGGACCAAGGACATCAAAGGACGGAGGCCAGTGTAGTGGGCAGATCATCTGTTCTTCGATCACTATCATCACTCTTAGGCACAAGAATCAGTCTAATTGACCGTCAAGCAGTTGTGGGCATTGTGCAATCATGGTTAGTATCATAAGCAGTCCGTTGAAAGAGATCAGTCTTGACAATAATTTTGCGGCCGGTTTTTTAACGGCTGTTTCACCATCAACAGTGAAGAGACCATCGGAAATTCTGGTCAATAACATCATACAACCTTTTAATGCCAACAGCTTTTATTCCGATTTGTTCACCACTGTTGGCGATAGAGTCATTGTTGACTGTGATAAAGACCTGACTGTAGTAGGAGAATTTGCAGCAAAACCGGACATCGCAGTGGTCTCATATATGCTCTCTGCTTATTATAAAGATCAGAAAAAAACATGCCAGACTGCAACAAGGTACAACATAAAAATACCGTTGAGAGCTGGCGAAGAACCGACCAAATTGGAATTCTACAATTTGAGGAATTATTCGCTTAAGCCGGAGGATGGGGAATTGACATCAGATCAGGACTTGATGCTTGCATCAGTTATTGGGCTAAACATGTGTGTTCAATTCCATGAGGGCCAAGGGGATGGCAGGTATGCATCCTCTATCAAGAACAACAGTGAGCGAAGAGGGATTAAAAAATTTTCACAAATTTTCATTGATAATGATCACAGGATGTCCGTGTATAAGGCATTGTCACGCAACACAAAAACAACTGCTGTGAAATTGTTTAACACTGCATGCATGCGTAAGAGCCACCAATTTTACGGTGACACACCATTTTATTGTCCAGAGCTGGCTGCTGCTACAACCATTGTGGGAGTGATGTCTTCACAAGGAGCATCGCCCGGGTTGATAAAGATAACAAATTCATCGTTGAAGAAGATTGCAAAAGCAGTCGGTGCACTGGACACCGACCTCATTATAGATTTAATGGATTTTACAATCGGGGGAAGCTCTACTATGGATGCGCCTGAAATATTCGCTGCATATAGAGCAAGAAAAACATCGGCAAGACTAAACACAGGGCTCAGTCATGGTGCAACCGGACCAGTGTCCTTTCAGGCCGAGGCCAGTCGGCAGTGAGATAGATCCGGCTGGCCAAACACCAGGTGCTCAACAGGTAAAGGATGAATCGGATCAAGAAACCAACAGTGTGGTGTCTGAAGAGTCATCGGGAACCAGCATTGATGACTGGTTAGAGGAACCAGGAGGAGAGGTTGAGCAAGACAGAATTGGGATCATAGATCAGGTTAGTAGCAACATCTTCGGTAGGCAGAGCAATGTGGGAATGGGTGGCAGAAAGGGTAGGAAGAAGAATGGGAAGACGTATAGAGGATAACTAGTGGATAAGAGTAAAAACACAAAAGAACAAAAAAATATAAAAATTGAAAATAAGCAAAAAAATGTTTATCATAATGTAGATATGTAGAACAATAGAATAAGCAGAATGTATGTTGATAAATGTATGTATATAGTAGTGTGCATGTGTAGTGTGAATGCTTAGGTTAAGGAAAAATGTCACCATATTTGTGTCATTCTAATAACAATTAAAGAGTTTTTTTGTATGATCTTTTGATTTAGCACTCGGGCGGACCCAGGTCATGTTCGAACATCGCCGTGTTTACTACTAGTAGTAGACAAGGCATTTTTTAAAAACATACCAGGGTCTGACGACTCTGTGAATCCTTATGTACTATTGTGTAAAGATTAATTCAGTTGA